AGCTTAATGGAAATTTCATCACGGTCTTTACCTTTAATACGCCATTTAAATCCCTTTTCTAAATGTTCAGGTTTAGTGGTTTTAACTACACGCCGTTTAAAACCATCTTCCCACGGTTCGCTTTTGCCTTCACCTTCTTCAAGATCAGTAGATTCGTTTCTGACCTTCGCTGCTAAGTCTTTGTCAGCTCCACCCCAAGTGCCTTTACTCTTCGTAATAAAAGAATTGACTCGAGCAAATGCCCATTGATGAGGTGTTGCTCCTGGACGGTGACCTGTTTTCCAAGCAGCCATTCCACGATCAAACACCTTTTTTAGAATACCATAGGGCATACCAGACTTTTCTGCTTTCTTTTTTAAACCAGCAATTTGCTTTTCATTCAATTCACCAGGAGTATCTTTCTTATGATCATTTGCAGCTTTACCAATTTCTACAAACTCTCCAAACTTTTTACGATAAGCGATCGTATGTTTCGAAAGTTTCGTCTTTGATCTAGCATCTCCTGGTGCAGCTTTATACGCCTTTGGATCATTGTCATCTAGTTTAGCTTGTTTATTGAACTGCGCTTGACGTTTAGACTTAGTTGATTTCGATAAGCCTTTACCATAAGTCTTATTCATTTTTTCGCTAAGAGAACTAATAAAGTATTTATCGCCTTCAGTACATACTACGTAATTTGACTTACGCTCTTTAATGACTATTGATACTTCACCTACATAAGCAGTATCACCTTCATTAAATACTTCACCGGCAATATACCTTTCTCGTGTTTCAGAAACTGTAGGCAATTCAACATGTTCACGGAAATTTTTCTTTTCCTTTAGTCCCATTCTTTTACGAAGAAGATTAAAAAGAGTCATGCCTTTACCATAAGCTTTTGGAATACCAAGCATAAAGGATTTGAAGTCTCCATCAATTGCGGCTTGTCGCATTTTAGATGCACTCATTCCAGATACACCTTCAGCATCTGGATCACGTTCACCAGCAGATACTACATCAATTCCATCTTTAAAGTCATAAAACCCGTGACGGCCTTTAGCTCCATTATACGCATTTAATAGTTTTTGGAATTCTTTAATACGATCTGAACCAACTACCATAGTGATTTTAGTAAAACCTTGATCATGCAAAATAGATGCTATATGTAATGCAGTCTTAGCCTTTTTATCTTCAACAATGTTTCTTCCATGATTAGGAAACATTTTACGCATTACTTTAATCTTTTCTTTATATTCTAAAGGATTCTTCTTAGGATCGCTCGATTGGGATGCGTATATACGATAATCATTACCAATTGCTGCAGCTGCGACTTTTGCTAACAGTTTACCATGACCAATTGTAGGCGGATTGAACCGACCAAATGTAAAGACTACTTCCTTTTTCTTTTCTTCACTAAACTGTTTAAATGATTTTAACGTTCCCATCCTTTTATTACATCCTTACTAAAATTGTTCATGGAGAATTCCATGCGATCAACTAATTTAACTGCTCCACTTGTTGCTCGGTCAATGGCGACAAATCCTTCTGAACCTGTTACTTTAAATCCTGTGCGAGTACGAACAAATGTATCAATCTCTTTTAGCTTATCTAATTTATTTATAATAATCAATTTGGCATCAACAATCGCGTTCATGAGTTGAAACATGAGATCAAGGTTTTTCTTATTTTCCTTTGAAAAGAATTTCATTTCGTCTTCTTGTCTTTTTAGCACAGCAGCTTTGCCTTTTTCACTTGAACGCTTTTCGTATTCCTTTTTATACTTTTGGTCAAACCATTTAATAAGATCCTGCACATGTTTAGCAGTGCTTGCGATACGTTCACCTTTCCGAACAAGTGTATTATTAAATGTTTCTATCTTAATTGCAAGATTTGGGTTATTCTCAAGTTCAGAAAGTGTGGTCGATTTAATCTTTTGGAATATTCTACCTGCTTCTGAAAGAGCTTCATTCACTTCATCTGTATCAACTTTTGTTAATGTTGCAGTACCTGAAAGATCTTGCAAATCTGCATCTTGGTACCAAACGCTTGGTTTCTTTTTTAAGCCTTTTAGGTTAACACCAAAGGACGCCTTCATTGAAGCAAAGTCTTTACCTTTATATGTTGTATGCCATACAACTCCAAGATTAGCTTTAAGCATTGTCTTAGCAAGGTCAGATTTAGCTGGAACCGCGTACACGATTGTGTTCGGTTGAAAGGTGATCATTTTTTCGCCATCAATTGATTCGCTGTTTAAGTCACCTTTTGTAAACATTACATCACCTTGAATAACATCAGTAATTCCAAGATCTTTAAGTTCTTTATAAGCTATTACTAACTTTTCTGCAAGATCACCTGAAGTATCTGCACGGACATCGGCTTCTGACTTATAAACCTTAGGGTCTTTATTGAAGATACCCTTTTTAGCAACAAAGAATTGGCCATCACTTGGATCAATGCCAGCAAAAACTGCAGGTGCACCATCCCATTTTACTGTAACATCGGTAGAGGAATTACTATTACCAGCAAGCATATCTCTTAATGAACGTAATGCAAAAATCGATTCTCTTGCACCTTTCACACCACCATAGATAACTCTATCTTCGATGTGTGTCATGTGAGTATTCTTACCAGCTTTAGAAGCTTCTGACAAGTAATCACTAAACGATCCTATAGAGTTTTCTTTCATTAATTTATTTTTAGGCTCTTCAATTTCTATTACTAAGTTAGTTGATCCGGCTTTATAAATTCGATGGTATTCCATTTCAGTAATATTTAAAACATCACCTTCTTCTAATTCATAAGGAATTCCATTGTCCATTTGAAACATCCAGCCTTTTCCTTCAAGTACTGTTATAACACGATCTGATTTATCGCGGTGCCAGACTAATTCGTGTGAATCAGTGTTTGATTCAAAAGTACGAGTTTTAAATCGACCATTTGTTTTGTCTGTATAGGGTTTACTCATATTACCAAAAAAACGAACCTCCGCCTTTTAATCCAAGCTGTGCTGCATATCGTGGAAGATTGCAGGACCAATAGCCTGGTTTTGTTTTATCCTTTTTAGCTGCGCAGTTGTGACGTGCAGCAAATGATTTTCTCGCTGCAGGGTTATTTATCTTTGCAGTAAGGCCTGATGTATCTCCGAATTGTACCTTTATTACGTTGCCTTTGTCATTCTTAACATAGACAAAAAATTTCTTTTTACCTCCACGCTTCGGCTCATTCAATTCTACTTCTTTACCTTGATATTCTGCTTCAATTAATGGGTGATCTAAAGGAACTTCTTTACCTTCATACATTGCAATTTCACCAATGTCTGTTGACATGAGGTATTGATCAAAATCAGTAAGTTCAACCGACTCCTTTAGACTTCTAGCATAACAAAATAACTTATAGTAGTTCTCAGAGTGAGGACGAAAGATATTACGAGCTAAAGGTATTTTGTTCTCTGTGTGGAATCTTAGTGCTGCTTCAAGTTTACTCATTATTTTTCTTTTACTATTATATATGCACTAGAATCTGACGTTGAACTGCCAGCGTAATTGATAAGCTGAGTGATAAATTTGTTTGCCTTTTGACCACCTTTTTCAATAAGATTAATCACGTACAAACCACCGAGTTTACCATGGATCCATATTCCAGAATTTTTGCCAAGCGCTTTAAGCTCTTTTTTTACTTCATTTTCTGATATTTTTTTATCGACCGTTTGAAGCATTTTAGTGAATTTCGCTATTGCCTTTTTATCGCCTTTAGCAATCTGCTGAGCTTCCTTTTTCATTGCAGAATTTTTAGGAAGTTCTTTCTTATAAATTCGTTTTGCAGCATCAGACATAACGCCCCATGATGCACCGCCGCCTCGTGCACCTTTACCTTTAATCTCAACCTTATGGGAACCAAAAGCAGAATTAGCACGAATATCGAGTTGGCCATCTTTGTGTGTAATGTAATTAGCTTTAGTAGTATACCATTCACCGCGCTTAAGAGCTTTAATGTGGCCTGCTGAGTATCTGTAATCTTCTGTTTCAGGTGGACGTTCAACATTCTTCTCAACGCCTTTTGCACCTTTTGCTACCTTTTTTAAAGAAATGCCAACTAAACGTTTTTGAAGATATAGGTCAAGGATATCATCATTCAAATCTTCAACTGTTGTAGTATTAAGTTCGTCGAGTTTAAAATCAGTATCTACAACCCAAATATCACCAGGATTCCACTTATCATCTGGAAGTGGTTTAAAATCATTATTTTTAAACGCTACATTCTTAGCTGAATATACTGCCTTCATGAGATCATCATCGCGATGAAAAGTCATACCCTTTTCAATAATACGATTTTGAATAGCGTATTGCGCAGTAATATACGATGAAACTTTCCAGCTTTCATCAATTCCTAAAATTTCCTTTAAAGAAGTTTTTCCGACACTTACCTTTTTAAATGCTTTAGTAAGAACTTCATCAGTAAAGCTTTCAATCGGCATTGCTTTACCAATATCAAGCATTGCGGCCATCCATACGCATTGTGCTGATTCGCCAATTGCTGTGCTTGCCGTTCCTCCGCCTGCTCCTGCACCTCCTCCAAACTCTGGCGTTTTCAAAAGATCTGATGAAGATATTTCAGTTCCATTTTTACCAATTAGCTTAAATGCTTTACTATCTTTCTTAAATTGTTCAACTGCTGCTAATCCTCCTTGTACATCAACGACAAGGAATTCTCCACCTTTAGCTAATGTAAGAGGTTCTTGTTTACGTATCTTATTTGCTAAGATGTCAGTGCGAGGAGTTCCAACGTAAGGACCTCCTGTAGCTGGTTTTTTTAATTCGCCTGGAGCAAGTTTAGTTCCTTCTTTAAGAAACTCTTGGAAAGATTCTAGTTTAAGCATATGTTTCGATCATTCGTGTTAAGTCGCCGTCAGAGATATTTACTCCTGATTTAAGAGAACCAGCCTGCATATTTAAAGCACGGGAAAGTTTACGTAAGTTTGCAGTCTGTTTAGACTTACCTTTTCGAAGTAGGTCAACTGTCTTTTTACGTGTTGCTGAATCTAACTTTAAGTCGCCATCTAATTGTATTTTGTCAACGATGGCTTCCATGAAGTCGTAGATTTCAGCATCTGTCGGATCGATCTCAATCATAAATGCTCGAGTACGTATTGCGCCGTCAGGATCAAGCTTATCCATCTTCAAATTCGAGATGAAAATAATCTTACCTGTAAATTCAAAGAAGCGCGGAATCTTCCCATCATCAATAAGTTCTTGTGGATCTTCATATTCGTCGGGCTCAACAACGTTTTTGCCCATTTTATTCCATACGAGTTTCCTTACCTTTTTAGTATCAGTTGCAGCTTTAAACATGTTGCGTGCTTCCTGATCTTTTAATGCATCATCAGAATCGTCAAACAAGACAATATCGTTTTGATACTTAAATAGAAGTGAATAGATACCAGCAGCAGATGCAGTACCTGTGTTTTTAAAGTAACCATTACCATCACTTAAACCAATGCCGCTTAATACTTTTTCGACTGTGTGTGTTTTACCAACACCACCTCGACCTGCAATAAAGAGCGCATTAGATGCACCAGATGCAGTCATCTTAATTAGATTTTCTAAATCTTCAAGTTGCTTTTCAAATGTAAGTCTTTCTTTATCTGCTTCTAGCTCGTCAAGTTGTGAGTTGTGAGAATAGGTTTCTTTTGCAGAACCGGCACGAATACTGCCTGAAGTTGCACCAATAGCAGAAAGGATATTTGATTTCTGTGTAAGAAGTTTCTTTTCATCTTTCTTACTACCTTTCCAAATATACTGTCTTCCTACTTTTTGAATGATAGCTGGATTTTGAGCTTCCATTTCATCAAAGATTTTAATGCCAACTGACTTCCAAACCTTAAACACCTTTTGTTTAGTAAAGCCTGGACTCGAAATAAGTGATACTACATTGTCGTAAGCATCATTCGGATCAACTGCTTCTGTAAGAACACTAAGATCTTTAACGTTAAGATCTTCCTTTAGCGATATATCAGTTGGATAAGACGTGAATGGGCCGTTTTTCACTTTACCACTTTTTACCATATCGGCAATTTGAGGAAGTACTTGAACCAACGATACGTCTCTATCGAATGAAATATGATAAGTTGGACCTTGAGTTGAACCATTCCACATATCAATTGAAGTTAGGTTTTGTGAACTCGCTCCACCTACGCTTTTCCAGTTAAATCGAATAGATTCGATCTTTTTGCCTGGTGCGTAATAACGTAAACCGTAACCTGCTCCATTAGAGTTTTTAAATCGTTCTAATCCTAAGTTTGCAAACATGGACTTAATTCCAGTTTTTTTGCGTAAGTACTTTAGAATAATATTGCCAGCTTTTTCTAGAGAACCAGTGGCGAGTTCTTCGGTGATATAATCTTTAAATTGCATAGTGCCCATAGTGTGTTAGATTTAATGTGTTTCTTAAATCTATTTATAATAAAACACACTTTAATAATGCGCCCATTTACATTTTTTCCACTGACTTTGTTCAAACCAGCGTATAAATAATCCCCTTTCTCGGCCGTGGGCCTCAATTTCCCAAGGATGGTCATAGTAATTTACCTTTTCCCATTCTACATTAGCACCTTTCCACTTACAAAGTTTAATAGTTCGTGAAAAATCTTTGAGTTCACCACGAGCATATTGCTTTACGTGGACCATCTCATGCGCTACAGTTGAAAGCATTTCTTGCAAAGGTTGCGATGAGTTAACGCGTATAGTAAATTCTCTAGGTCTATTACATGATTCATCTTCCCATATACAATCACCAGACAAGCCATCCTTTTCATCGAGCTTATTAATTAAACGTATATCGATAAAAAGTTTATGCTGCAACCGCGGCATAAGATGTTGACCGACCCAATGAGCAATGTCACCAGCCATTTCTCTTTTTTTAGATCCAGAACCTATAACGGTAATAAACATTAGATCTTAAAAGCGCTGAAGTCGTTATTTGCTGGAGCTGCAGGTGTAGTGATTTCGTCACTTGACAATGTTTGGGCCGATTCTTCTACGTCATAAAGTCGCATTTTAGATCGATCAATTCCAACAACAAACCTTTTATCCTGCGTAGGATCATTGTAACGATTCTTAAGTTGCTTTACCATTAGTTGATTCATACCTTCAAGTTGTTCTGTAGATATAAGAGCAAGCATTAAGTCAGCCGTTGCAGGCAAACCAAATGATTCTGACGTATCAGTCAATTCAACATCAGTATTACCAAATCCTGTACGAGTAACTTGAGTTGCTGACCAAATGGGTACGTTGTGCTCAACTGCAAGACCACGCAATTCTTCGGCGATTGCTTTAATCAATGAATACGTATTCACTGAACCGCCGAGTCCTTTCATTCGAGAACTACCGCAAATATTCAAATAGTCGATATAAACTACATCTGGCTTAAAATCTTTCTTAAGCTTAAGTTCGTCTAATAGCGCTCGGAAATGTCCAACATGAGCTGTTGCGGTTGGATATTCCTTAACGATAAGTTTTCCTCGTGTTTTTTCTTTGAGCTTGTGCACTTTGGAATCAAATAATTCCCGAGGCAACGTCTCAAGTTGATCAATTGGAACGTCAAATAGATTTGCGTCGATTCGTTCAGCAATCCTTTCTTCTGCCATTTCCAAGGTGATATAAAGCACGTTTTGTCCTGCGGATAGATTGGCAGAAGCAAAGTGGCACATTGCCAAAGACTTTCCAACACCAGTACCTGCAAGTATGATATTGAGAGTTTTGTTTGAAACACCACCTTTGGTAATTGTGTTGAGCATACTAAGATCAAAAGGAATTTTATCTTCCTGAAGATGATAGAAATCGTATCGTTTTTCTGAGTTTTCAAAATAATCGTGGCCAACATTAGTATCAAAAGACACGCTAAGTGCCTTAGATAAAATACCAGGGATAGCACCGTCGGTTAAGTTTTGATCCTTTCCATCGATGATGCCAATTGATTTTATGATTGCAAGATATACTGCTCTTTGCTTACACCATTCCTCGGTCGAGTTCAGTAGCCATTCTCGTTCCACTTCCTCATGATTTTTCAGGTCAAGTATGAGATTATGTATTTCATTACGATTGCTTTTATTTATATAATCAGACTTTTGAAACTCAACATCTAGTGCACCTGAGTTTGGTAGTTTGTTATATTTTTGTAAAAAGGCAAGTATGAGTTCATACACAGGCCGATTTTCATTTTCAAAATACTCAGATTTTATATGAGGTAGAGCCTTACGGCAATATTCTTCATCATTAATTAGTGTTTTGAGTATTATCGTCTGTAAGTTTGTCATTATCTAATTTATCTTCAAGCAATTGAGACAGTATGTCTCCCATAAAATTTTTGAAATCAGGTGATTTTTCGAGTTCTTCTTCGTTTAAGTTATCAGGTACTTCTTCTAATTTGAATTTGAACTGTATTTTAAGCTCGCAATTAGCCTCATCTTCATGTAAAGTAACTTTTCCATAAGTATATATTACACCAAGATAAGGACCTTGTACAACCTTTAGTGAGTACAGTTCACTTGAAGATCTTTCAACAAACTTAATTGTTTCATCTAAGTTAATCATTTTCGATTTCTTCTACTTCATCTTCAGAAATAATTGAGGTGTACGCAATCTTATAGCGCTTTTCAATGTACTGCGCGAAGTCAGTTTTTTCAAAGATAACAGCCCAGAATTCTTTCTTGAGTGTATCTTTCATACGAACATTGCCAGAGAGTTCTTCGCCTGTAGCAGGGTTTTTAGCCATGTACCACCCATTCTTAGGTTTAACAACATGTCCTGATTCTATAGCTACTTCTGTAAGGCCTGACCATTTTTCAATACCGCCTTCCCATGTAACACTAATTGGAATCTTTGATTTTTCTTTGACAAAGCGAGACTTTTCAACGTTAATAACGAATGAATAGCCTGACACGTCAGTGCCAGTTTTTTCTTGGCGGCGGCCAATAATCCATACGTTGTCGGCTGAATACATTACACCAGTTCCGCCACTCACAACTGCTTTAGGGAACAAGCTTTGTTCCATGTAAGTATGATTAATTGCTAATAGAGGAATATCCTTAATTGTAAGAGAAGGTGTAATCATACGGAATAGACCCTTTAAAGCTTTTGCTCGAGTCATATCTGCAACAGACTTCATATTCTCAGCATCATCTACTTCTTTCTTTGAAGCAATATTACCAACAGAATCAATCACAACAATTACTTTGTCTTTACGATCGATTTCATTCAATTGATGAACAAGATCAAACTTAAGTTCTTCGATGTTCGTAACAGGCGTATGAAGTACGCGGCTTGTGTCTACGTCGAATGCTTCAAAGTATGATTGAGGAGAGCCGAATTCTGAATCATAGAATAGTAACACCGCATCTTTATGTTTCTTTAGATAAGCTGCTGCCATAAGTAGCGCAAAGGAAGTTTTAAAGTGTTTAGATGGACCAGCTAGGACAGTAAGACCTGATGCTAATCCTCCATCAATGGATCCTGAAAGTGCAACATTTACCATAGGCACCGATGTAGCGGTGAGCTCCTTTTCACTAAATAGTTTAGAGTCTGATAGCACGTCAGTTCCGGTTGTACGTGAAGATTTTTTTAATTTTTCTAATAATGACATATTTTTTTTAGTTTGTTAAGTAGATATTATACCATAAGTTTAGCGTATTTGTACACTAAATAAATGACTCTATGGTCTGAGGCGCTTCTTCGTAGTTAGATGTTTTAGTCTTATTGTCGAAAACCGCAAAATCTGCTTCGCGGCTATCTAAGTTTCCATTAAGCCATTCTTTAATATTGAAAGCCATATCTTCCGCCGTAGTTACCGGAACGTTTTGACAAATCATATTAAGATTTTTTCTGCCTCCTTGAAGCTGAAAATCTTTAGGCATTTTCATAATTCCTAGACACTCACGAACGGTGAGATACCTATCTTCGTCTGGGTGTGTTAAACATGTTGGCATATGACCAACAAAGGCTCCAATATAGTCTTTTGGAATTTCAGTGGTCTTCCTCATAATGTTACCACCTGATTCAAGCTTTTTATGAATTTCTAAACACCTATTTGCTTGCTTATCGAATCCATTTGCTGACATCCATTCTGCAACTTCGTCATACTTAATTCCACGATTTTCTAAATAATCGAGAGGGTTGATTGTTCTTTCAATTTTTTCTTGGAATTGTTTATGAGTAATGCCACCTTCAAGCTCTTCAAGGACATACTTATAGAATGGATTATCACTTGGTTTGTTTTTATTCGTAAGCTCATTCATTGGATCGTCTTTAGAGACAAAGGCGTTACGAATAGTATCTTCGATTTTTTCGTGTGGTCGATGATAAAACTGCATATGAGGAATACGATCACCTTTCCAAAAGAAGTAGAATGCTCTATCACGAGTTTGACTTAGTCCATGCAATTTTGATTTTGTTTTATACAACGACATGGTATATCCATTCAATTGAGCAATACACCTTAGCTTTTCAACGATAGGCGCGCCCATTTTAGATGCAAGTCTTGGAGCGTTTTCTCCCCAAAAGACTTTAGGCTTTACAGTCCCTAAAACATATTTTGCTGATTCAACCATCCAATCATTTGCTTTGTTATCTGTAGAAGATGATGGACTTAACGAAGATAGACCTGCGCATGGGCACACCGCATTTACAACATCGACTTCCTTTAAAGATCCTGTAAAATTGTCAAGCAAGTGATATGGAACTCTGTTATTATAATGTTCTAAAAGCTGAGAATCATTTGCCTGAAATGCGCCATAAGACATAATGTACTCTGGTTTTTTGCCAAAGACATTTTCCATCGCAATTGTTTCACCACCGATGAGTGGAACTATTGATGCGTAACTATAACTCATCCCAAGAATTCCATTTGTGGATCATTAAAGTACCTATCGATACATTCAATTTGTGAATCTAAAGATTCTATTTTTTCGATTTTTTGTTGTATTACTTCACCAATACCTGGGTGTTCTCCAACTCCTACAGGATTTTTTAAGTAGACGTTAAGATCTGCAAGTTGTTCGTCGCGTTCACCGCGCAGTTTAGTTTGTATTGCTTTTATATGTGCGTTCATGTATTGTTTTCTATATTGTTCATTATATCAGCAAACGTATAGTCTGCGTCTTGGTGTAGTTTATAAAATTCATATGCCTGATTCCGCATGTTGTTTCTTTTTTCAGTCGACTCTCGAAGATCTAACATTTGGTTTAGCGTTTCATCAAAATTGTTTTCATCAAACCAGATTGTTCCTGAGTTTTCACAATCAGTAAACTTTTTTCCATAGTGTCTATGCGTACAAGCATCACCATACTTTTTATTAAAAACAGGAATCGTGCCAGTGCAAACAACTTCACAGTGGGTATACTCAATTGATCGCTGAATAAAGTGTTCTTTCATACGTGAAAGTTGATATCCAAATCCTACCTTTGACATTCTTTCAAGCATTTCTTCTTGAATGTAAGGACCGAACACTTGAACGTCTGAACCATAAGCTTCGGATAAATCATATTCATTCGGGTCTTCTGCAAGCAAATTTTCGAATTCAGATAGTTCTCTAAAACCTAAAAAGGCAGGTGAACGTTCAATGCCTTCGTACGTAGTAAGCATTTCGTTTGGCATTAAATAACCATTGTGATATTTAAACATTTCTTGATAACCTTTCCATGACGTAGTTCTACCGATCCACTTATGGTGTAGCTCATCTTCACAATCGTTTTTCCAATACCTTTCTTTTACCTCGTCAAAATACATTCCCGGTTGGAACGCTACAATAGGTGTTCCTTCTTCTGTGCCAAATAGATCTACCTTTGGTCCGACTAGATTGCTAGCGTATTTTGCGAAGTCATTAGTTGTCGAATGCACGAAAATAATATTAGCTTTTTGGATAGCTTCGTCTAAAGCACCATTGCGGCGAATAGATTGCATAGCATGGTCATGCTGAATCAACGCAACTGGTATTTGTATTTCGCTTAACATCCGTTTAAAGTTTTCAATCGCTTCTTCCTTTAAACTCATTGCAGGTAAAGAATTGATGATAGCAATATCAGCTTTATTTACTTCTTCGATCATACTATCGACTTCTTCGTCTTTAGCAAATTTTAGCTGATGAATGTTGTCAGTTTTATGTGCGTTCTTACGTGTCCAAGATTTATCTTTAGATGCATACACGTTATATGAATAACCATGTTTTTCATAGAATTTACATTGCTCAATTGTGAACTTTGTTACACCACATCCTTCAATGCCGCGGCCCATTATAATTGCTATCTTTTTCATAACTATTGTCCTATTGTCATTAGCCAGCATACTGCTACAGCAAGTGCTACAAATAACGCTATTGTCATATCTATTGGTATCATAGTTCGTCGTCCTCGTGGGTGTAAACTTCGTCATTCATTCCCATACATGAAAGGTTATCCCATAGCGTTCTTTCAAAAATGAGTTCGCCATCTTCTTCGCCAAGATCGATAATCCAATCCGGAGCATGGTGGGTCCAATCATTGTCGACCATGTAGTGTATGTGTCCTTCGTTCGAATCTTCTTCAAAACGAACAGTTAGAGGTTTACCTCCAACGTCTAAATCGAAATCAGTTACCTTTTTAAAGTAGACTTCGTCTGGTGGGTATTTTAGTTTTATTTTTGCCATAGATTTATTTATCGTTATTTAAGGTACGTTATTTTTACGCCAGCTTCTTTTAAATAGTCCATTCCTTTTCCACAAGAATCGTTCCATCGTATGTTGCTGGCTTCTCCCATAACAACTTCTTTTATGCCGACTTGAATAATAGCTTTAGAACATTCATGACAACAGGGTAATCCGTGCACATACATTGTTGCGTCCTTGAGTGAAACTCCATTATGTGCACAGTTGTAGATCGCATTCATTTCAGCATGAACAATACGATCGTATTTTGTTTCGCGATTGTTATATAATTTATCGCTGTCGTCCATGCCTCGAGGAAAGCCATTATATCCCTGAGACAACACTTGTCCTGATTCGCCAATAACTACTGCTCCGCACTGCGTTGAAGGATCTTTCGACCATTGCGCAATATCACGAGCTAAATCTAAATAGCGTTTATTCCACTTATTAGTCATCAATGTATTCTGACTTTAAGTCAAAAAGACTTTGAGTCTCCTTTGGTTTTTCTCGATTCAAAAAATCTTTGTTAGGATCTTGACCTTCGATACCACCTCTTGCGTACGCACCAATAAAGGATG